CTACCCCGCAACCGCCATGTTTTTTCTGGAATTTCCGTTTGCCGAGGTGCGCGGGTCCGCCATCTGGTCCGCCAGCTGATCGACAAAGTTTTCAAGGTCCCGCACTCGCCATACGGTGCAGCCATCCCAGCGGATGGGTTCGGGGCAGCGCCCCGTCTGGACGCGGGCGTAGAGCGTGCTGCGGCTAATTCCCAGCATACGGGCGGCGTCATTGGCGCGGACAAGGAGGGGTTCGGGCATGAGTCAGTCCTTTATCGGCGGGTCAGCTTCGGCGCAGGGGTCGCGGTCCTCCTTAAGCCGCCGCCATGTGAGAAGGGAAATCTCCCCCCCCCCCCCGGCGAGCCGGTAAGACGGCTTTTCGCTGGCCTTTGTCGCGGTCGGCCAGGTGACGACGACCCGGTCGCCCTGGCCGATCCGCTCGAGCCACGCCGCCATCCCCAGCGCTTCCTTGTACATCTCGAGCACCGCTTCTTCCTCGGCGATGTCGTCTCGGTCGCGCTTGCGCAGGGCGATGATCTTGCGCATCACGCCGGTGTCGTAGCCGCGCCCCTTGGCCTCGGCCATCACCTCCTTCTGCTGGTCGGCGATGTCCTTCTTTTCGGCCTCGAGCCGCTCGAACCGCTCGATGAACTGGCGCAGCTCGTCCGCGGTGACGCGGTAAGTGGTGTCGGTGTCGGTCATGTCAGTGTCCTTCCCTGTCGCGATCTGCGAGCGCGCGGTCGATCATCTCCTCGATTTCGCTTTCCAGCCAGCGCGCGGTGCGCTCGCCGAACTTGATGGGCTTCGGAAATCGGCCATCCTGCACGCCCTCGTAGAGCGATGTCTTGCTGATCCCGAGCCTGCGGATCACTTCCGACTGCCTGAGCAGAACGCGTGGCTTTTCTTCGGTCATCGATTGGCCCCCTATTTTGCGCCGATGTAGCGCAGGAATTCCTCGGTCGCGCGGACCGGGGCCAACGCATTGCCGCTCTCGTCCTGCAGTTCGGCCTTTTCGTGGTCGGCAGAAACCATCTCGATCACGCCAAGTTGCGCGATCTCGCGGTTCATCCGCCGGTAGGCGTCGGGAGAGAGGCCGTTGCTGTGATGCGCCAGCGCGGCCATCTTGCCGGTTGCGCGCCGCGCGCCGGTGCGGATGCGCCGCCGGGCCGTCGCGCCGATGTCTGCGGCCTCGTCAGGCGTGAGGCGAACAAGGCCGACGCCGCGTTCAGGCCGGAACACGGCCCCGTGATCGCGGGCGGCGATGTGTCGGGCGCTGGTGAGGAGCCCACGCGCCGGGCCGGTCACATCCCGGCCCAGCCGCTCGGACAAGGCCGCGTAGGTCACGGTCTCGCCCAGCGGGGTTTCGATCAGGGCCGTCAGAAGCGCCTTGGTTTCCGGGCCGATGGTCAGGTGAAGTGGCATTCTTTTCTCCATGAGGTCGTGAGCGGTGCGATGCGGGGCTGAGCGCTGCGATGCGCGGCGTGGCGGAGCGTTGCGCGGCGGAGCGGAGCGTTGCGCGGCGGAGCGCTGCGGAGCGGAGCGCTGCGGTGCGGAGCGGAGCGCTGCGACGAAAATCCGTCACGCAGCCAAGGGCTGGCGGTTGTCCTCCCATTCAAGGGTTTCGATCTTGAAGCGGCCATTGTGCCCGCCCACCTCGGGGCGGAACCGGCCCAGCCCGATGAACATCCCCGCAGTCCTGGTCATCTTTTCAAAGATGGCCTCGGTGATGATCGGGTCGAGCACGTAGATTTCGGCGGTCGCGCTCCACTCTTCGATCATCGGAAAGCGCCGGGTGACGCGCCCGCCGATCCCGCGCCGCCCCTGCGCACTGACCGAAAAGGGCTTGGCCTTGACGTCTTTCGGATCGATGCCCGTCTGCACCTCGCTGACGATCATCAGGCCGGTTTCGAATTTCTTGGTCCAGGTCTTCTTGCCCTGGCCGGGGATCTGTTCTCCCGAATAGCGCGCGGCGGCGATCAGGCACTGATGCAGGCCGTGCTGCGGGATGACCACCTTGCCATCCTTGCCGAGGTTCAGCTTGCTGAGGCATGTCCGCTTGTCATAGTCGTCGTGGGTCTCGCCCTCGAGCTTGGGCTCGTCATGCTGGCGCGACTGGCTCAGCGGGGCCATGCCCCTGATGGTGAGCCGTGCGATAGAAACTTTCATGGTGTCTTCCTTTCAGTTGGTCCTTGCGGTGCGATGCGTCGCGCAGCGATGCGGTGCGCTGCCTTGCGGAGCGATGCGCCGCGAGGCGAGGCTGGGTTTCAGTCCGGAGCTTTTTTTGCTCAGGTCGTGTCGGTGTCGGTCATTCACTGTCCTCCAATGCGGTTTCGGGGTCGCACATGCGCGCGACGTTGAGGGCCCATTGCCGGGCGGCGGCGGCGATGCTTTCGCCGAAGCCGGTCACGCCCAGCAGCTCGATCTGGTATTCCGCCGGGCCGCCGGGATCCTCGGGGCCGATCAGCGTGCCGCCGTAATTGACCACCGTGAGCATGGCCACCGGTCCCAGGCAGGCGTCGTTGACCAGCTCGAAATCGGCGGCAATGGTGGCGCGCAGTCTGTGGAGGGTGTCAGTGCCCATGTTGACCGTGGACAGCCGGGTATCGAGATCGGCCACGGTGCAGCCGTGATCGCTCAGACAGTCGATATCCGCCGCCAAACGGCGGAGCGGCTCGACAGGGGCCGCGTGATGGCGCAGCGCGGCGCGCACGGCGGCGTGGGCCGCGACCTCGAGCGCCTTCATGGCCGCGCGGTAGCTTGTGTCGTCGCGCGCCTCGATGCTCATGCCGCAATCCCCGCGATGTCGATCTCGAGAAGCCCGAGATCGGTTATGTGTGCGCTGCGCATCGGCGGGCAGCCGATCCTGTCGATCAGGCCCAGCGCCTTGAGCTGATCGATCACGCAGGGGCGGTGTTCGGCCTCGCATTCGGGGTGCTGGCCCACCCACACGGGGCCGTGCGCCCCGGCAACCTCGAGCAGGCCGCCGTGGTTGATCGAGCGGTGGGCATCCGTCAGCGCGCGGTGCAGAGCTTCGGGCAGATCAGTCATTGGCCACCTCGACAGGGATGTGGGCGAGACGGTGCTGCACCACGGGGTGCCCGCTGCGCGATTTCAGGATCATCCACGCATTGCGGATGATGTTGGGATTGTGCTGGTGGAGGTGCGGGTTGCAGATCACGTGGATCGCGTCGCTCTCGCCTTGCAGGTGCCGGATCATGATCGCGGTCATGCGGCACCTCCCGTCAGTTCGGGATCCTCGATCCGGGCGAGGCCCAGATCGGTGAGATGCGCGATGCGCTCCGGCCCCCAGAAATCGATCAGGCAGCGATCCTTGAGCGCGCGCACCGTGTTGGTTGAGTGCGGCGTCGAGAACGGCATCGGCTCGCCACCGAGGCCGAGCGCCTTGTAGCCGTTGCCGACATGCATCAGCCCGTACGGGTGCGCGTCTGCCAGCGCCATCTTCATGTTGCGGTTCATGCCGCCACCTCCGACAGCAATTCGCGGATATGCGCGATCTCCTGGCGGTTCATCTTCACCAGCGCAGGCGCACCCATGCGGGTGTTGTAGTTCTGCAGCGCGACAAGGTCGCTCAGGCGCGCCTTCAGTGTCGCGATCCGCTCCCAGTGGCCGGTGATCCAGACGCAATCGTCATCGCCGATGCGGCGGCGCTCGCCGTGTTTCGGTTCGGTGGTCAGGCTGGACATGATCTGTCTCCATCGTGGTGATGGGGCGACACTATGTCCGCTTTAGAGGATAGTCAATAAGAATATCCTCGAAAGAGGATGTTCGGAAAACGGTCTTGCGCGAATCGCCACCCACGTCTCTATTGGAGGTATAGAACACAAAGAGAACGTTGCGTTGACGGTGGATGACTATATCGAGCGTTGGGTCAGTCTGAAAAGACAAGAGAAGTGCGCGGTTCTAATACAGGCGCGCGCCCTTGTTCAGGAGTCCTCGCTGCCCGAAGTAATTGAGCCTGACTCGTCGAGGTCCGTCTCGCTTCCGTCGTCGGGGTCCGCGGCATCCTCGTCGACATGACGTCGGCTCGCGTTGGTGTCCAGCGATAGCGAGGCCGCGAAGAACCCGGCGGCTGCCAAGGTTGGCACCACGTAGACCATTTGCTCGGTCAAATATGCAGCGGTATATGACGGCAGCAAGACAATTGCGGCCTTAGCTGTTGCGTCCCTGAAGCCCGACATGTCACTTAGAGGTTATGAGGCTCTGTATCGCAGAGCGCTTGTCGGGGTGACGGTGTAGCAGGTCGAGAATCTCGGCGTCTTCTGGTGTCACGTCGTGACCGTGCAAGATGTAGATTATGCTCACCGGCACTGCATCACACACGGCGATCAGCTTGGAGATCGTAGGGTCCTTACCCTCGGCAAGGATTGAGTGCACATATCCCGGACCGTTACCAGAGGCCAGGGAAACTGACCTTTGGGAAACGCCAGGCTGTGCCTCTATTGCGTCCCGCAGACGCTTTCTCCATTCAGAATCGATCATGAGATTTGTGTCCTCGAAAGAGGATTGTTTTGCACGTCCTCGATAAAGAAGGCTTGCAATGTCCTCTTTAGAGGACGTAATGAGGGTTCATGGTGCTCGATGTTCACAAGCGGCTTGTCGATGAGATCGACGCTTTTCTCGGTGAGACCGGGATGAGCGAGAGTTATTTTGGCAAGCGCGCCACCGGTAATTCTGAGGTTCTGGCGCGGCTTAGAGCGGGTCGAACGATAACCGTCGTCACCGAGGAGAAGCTTCGGGAATTTATGGCGTCGAGACGCAAGGCGGCGGCATGATGGGGGTCGTTTCAGCCTGCGAAGCGCGTTTCGGTCTCGCCGCAGGCCGGGCAGGGGTCTGCGGGTGCGTTGGGCGGCGCGGCGAGGCTTTCTTCGAGGAGCGCAGATATGTCGGCCAATGATACCATGTCGGGTTCCGATCCTGTCGAGACCGGGAGAATCGACCCGGTTTCGTTGATGATCGTCAATTTTCCCGAGCGCGTGAAGAGGGTCGAGCGGCGCGTGCGCATCGGCGACCGGGAGATCGTCGAGATTGTGACCCTCGGTGATGTCGAGGGCGATGCCGAGGGTGAGCCATGAACGCGCAGGCCGCTTCGGTGGTGATCTATGTGAACGGTGCATCATGCGCCGAGCCTGCCACGGGCGGGGGCGAACAGTCGTTCGGGGGTTTGTCCGCGCGCGATCAGGCCGGGGTGACGCAGCTGCGACGCCCGTTCGATCCGCACAAGGTGCACCGGCAATTCCCCGAGCGATGGCAGCGCTATATCCGCGCGCAGTATCGATCGTTGGCCCATGTCTGCCAGGTGTTCGACGTGAGCGAGCGCACGGCGCGCAATTGGTGGACGGGCCAGACCGGCGCGGTGGGCGGCCATGTGGCCGTTGCCGTGCGCGAGCACCCGGTCGAGGCCCCGCGCATGTTGTTCGCGGCGGAGTGAGGGGGCGATGCCGAGAGAGCCGACACGCGAGGCCGACGAGCGGGTGTTGCGCGCCCTCGATGCAAGGCGGCGCGGCGTGCCGCTGCGCGAGGTCGCCGCACGCGAGGGGCTGAGCATGGGGTATCTGGGGCGGATGATCACCGCCGTGCGCGACGACGACGCGGCCCATGTTGCGCCCGCGCATCGCCGGGCGGTCTTTCAATCCTACACGAAGGGGGCTGCGCCATGTTCGGAGGCGTGATCGCGAGGGCGTTGAGGTGTGGCGCGCGGGCGGCAGTCGGGCTGTTGCGGCGGGTGTTGGCCCCGTTGGCCTGGCGGGATGTGCGCGTGACGCAGGCCTGGGCCTACCAGGAGAACGCGCTGACCGGCGACCGGCGGGCGGTGCACAGGGGCGGCGGCTATGCGGCCTGCGATATCGGCTGGCTGCGCGGGGCAAGGGGGCGGGGCTGTGTGCTTGGCTCGTTCTCCCGCTTCGAGGTGACACGGCGCGACGCGCGGTGAGGCGGAGTTTTCTCCGCACAAATGTCCGCCCGAATATCCGGGCGGCGGGGCAGGAAAGAAGAGGTTTGCGATGAGCCACAAGGCCGTGAACTGGGCGCTCGAGCAGAAGCACCTCAAGCCGGGGCCGTGGATCGTGCTGATCCAGCTGGCCGACCGGCACAACAAGGACACCAAGCAGTGCAACCCCGACCAGAACACGCTGGCCGAGGATTGCAACATGTCGCGCGCGACCGTGAACCGCCACCTCGACGATCTCGAGGCGCTGGGCCTGATCACGCGCGTGAGGCGGCAAAATCCGGTATCGCGCAAGAGGCTGTCGACCTACTACATATTGGGCCTGGATGCGGCCGACCCTCCAAAGATCGATTTCGCCATGTCGCAAATTGAGACACGGAATTCCGAGGGGCAAAGCGAGAACATCGCGCGCGGCCATGTCTCAGAATGCGACACGGAAACCATGTCTCAAAAACGACGAAAACCATGTCTCAAAAACGACGAAAACCATGTCTCAAATTGCGACACTAACCCTGTAAGGGAACCAGTAAAGGAACCTTGCGCCGATGGCGCATCCGGTTTTGGTGATGATTTTGTCGATGATGTGACCGCGCGGTTTCTGGCAGCCTACCCTCGATCCGGGAAGGTTGAGGCGGTTCGGTGCGCGATCCGGGACGCGATTTCGTCGGGCGTCGATCCGGATACGATCATCGCCGCCGCACGGGCCCATGCCGACGAACAGCAGGGCAATTCGGCGCGCTACATCGCCTATCCCGAGAACTGGTTGGAGAGGCGTGGCTGGGAGCGCCACGCCCAGGCGCTGAGCCGGTCCGCCTACGATCCAGAGGCCAAGCTCAAGAGCGCCGCGAGGCTGATCGAGAGCGGCAACCCCGTGCTGGGGCGGCACGTCACCAGCGTCACCGCCAGAGAGCTCGTGCGGCGCGGCATGGTGACGCCCGATCAGTGCCGTGCCGTGGAGGTGAGCCTGTGAGCCGCGAGGGATCGGACCGGATCATGTTCGGCAAGGTTGGCCTCGAGGTCCACGCGGCGCGCGGCCACGTCCTGATCCACACCTTCCGACGCGGCCCTGTCGGCCCCGTGCCGCATGCGTTCGCCCTGCATGGTGTTGATGAGATCGACAGCGCGCTTTCGGCGTGGGCGAACAAGCCGGGGCCGGAGGCGGCGAACATGCGCGGTGCGCTGCGGTTTGCCGGCAAGGCACTTGCCGCCCCGAAAGCGAGGCGGCGATGATAGCCCGCAGCCAAGGATTATCGCGCCAGAGCGCGTCATTGGAAAAGAGACGCCGGAGGGAACAATGGGTGGGCAACTGCATCCATCCAGACCTCCTCGCCTGCCTTCGGGCGGGCTCAAACCAAGGCATCGATGACGAGCGGCCTCCGGACGGCGCTTGGGGCGCGCCGTGCATTCCCGCCAATCGGTGCAGCGCAGCGGGGGCAGCACGAGACGCTGCATCTTCTTCACGAGATCGGGGGCGGCATGAGCGACAAGATGAGCGCGGCGGAGTATAACGCGACGCTTGCGGGGGCCGTCGCGCCACGTGGCAACAAGTATGGGGCCGAGCCGGTCGAGGTGGACGGTATCCGCTTTGACAGCAAGCGCGAGGCTCGGCGCTGGTGTGATTTGCGCCTGCGTGAGCGGGCAGGCGAGATCGCGGACTTGGAGCGGCAGGTGGTGCTGATCCTGCACGGGCGCGATGACGTGCTGCGCACCCGCACCGGGCGGCCCATGCGGATCACGGTGGATTTTTCCTACATCGAGGTCGCCACTGGCCTGCGCATTTACGAGGACGCGAAGGGCAAGCCGACGCGCGATTACGAGGTGAGGCGCGCCGTCGCCGCCGCCCAAGGCGTGGAGGTCGTCGAGGTATGACCACCGGGCCGTTTGACATCATCGTGATGGACCCGCCCTGGCACTTTGCGTCTAATTCGGCGGCCAAACCTGGTCGCAACGCCCGTAGGCATTATCCGACCATGCGCGACGACGAGCTGCGCGCGCTGGGCGTGGCCGATTTGGCGGCGCGGACTTGCCTTCTCTTCATGTGGTGCACCGCGCCCATGCTGCGCCGCGCGATCGACATCCCAGAGTCGTGGGGGTTTCGCTACCTGACCGAGCGCGTCTGGATCAAGCAACGGCTTGCCACGGGCTATTGGGTGCGCGGGCGGCACGAGCCCTGCCTGCTCTACAAGCGCGGGCGCTTTCCCTGCCCGCGCCCGGCACCGTTCGTGTCGCTGATCGAGGGTGCCCAGCGCGAGCACAGCCGCAAGCCCGAGGTGCTGCAGGACGAGATCGACCGCCTTTGGCCCGAGGCGCGCAAGCTCGAGATGTTCGCCCGCCGCGCGCGACCAGGATGGACCGCCTGGGGCAACGATACAGGAAAATTCGATGGCTGAGCGGGACCAAACCACCGAGTTGAACGAGTATCCCCAATCGGTCATCGAATTGGCCGAGGTGATTGGTCTGGATCAGGCGCTGAAGCTCTGCACATCGTTGCCGCCGTGCGGATCGCGGCCGTGGCGAGTGGCAGTTTATGTCCCGAAGCGCATGCCACTCGATCACAAGCTGATCGGCATCCTCGGATATGCCGACGCGATGAAACTGTCCCGCCATTTCGGCGGTGAAATCCTGCAACCCTCGAACGGGAAATTTCTTGAAAAGCGATGGTTCCGCCAGAAAATCTGGCAGCTGAGCGCACAAGGGCGCAGCCCGGCCCAGATTTCCGAGGATATCGATAGGTCGATCGATGTTGTGAAAAAGACATTGCGGGGAAAACCGCCAAAGGCCTGCAAAGGTGATGACCTGTAGATTGCCCGTGACTGTCATGGATCAGGCTCGGGGGCGCAATGTGGGAAAAGGCGATCACGGGGGCCAGCACGGCGTTGTTCACAGCAGCCCTCGCGGCCATCGAGGCCTATGGCACGACGCCTTTCGCGGCGGGGCTTGCCCTCTTCGGGGCGATGATGGCGATGGTGGAGGCCGAGACGCGCCATTGGCTGACGCGCGTGATGGTGCTGATCTTCAACGCCCTGATCGGTGCGCTCGGCGCGCCGATCGTGGCGCTCGCCGTGAGAACAAATCTCGGGTTGGAGGCCCCGGCCGTCCTGCTGTTGGCGTCGCTGGCGATCGGCTATCTCGCGCACGACATGCTGGGCGTGTCGAAGGTGGTGATCGCGTCGCGCGTGTCGCAGTTGCTGCGGGGGCGCAAATGAGGCGCGTCTATCGATCGCACGGCTGGTATCTGGGGCGCAGGATCGCATCGACCCTGGTATGGCTCATCATCGCCCTGTCGGCAGTGGCATTGCTATGGGGGGCGGGAAATCCATGACATCCGTGCGCGAAATCGCCGAAGCGATCGTCGACCGTGAGGGCGGCTTCGTCAACGATCCCGCCGATCCGGGCGGGGCCACGAATTTCGGCGTCACGATCGGGACCATGCGCGAGTTGGACCTCGATCTCGATGGCGACGGCGATATCGACGTGGCCGATGTGCGGCGGATGACGCGTGCGCGGGCGGTGGATATCTTCATCGAGCATTACTACACCCGCCCGCGCATCGACGCGCTGCCCGAGGTGTTGCAGGCGAGCGTGTTCGACATGCAGGTGAATGCCGGAGCCAATGCCGTCAAAATCCTGCAACGGCTGGTGACCGAGATGGGGTTCAAGGCGGTGGCAGACGGGATAATCGGGCCTGCCACCCTGCGCGCGGTGCGCGCGGCCCATGAGGCCGCACCCGATTACATCGCCGATGCCTATGCCATCGCGCGGCGCAATTACTACCTGCGCCTGGCCGACGCCCGCCCCGCGAGCCGCAAGTTTGCGCGTGCGCGGTCGGGGGCCAAGGGTGGCTGGATCCGGCGCGCCGAGGAATTCATGAGCCCGCGCTACCGGATGACGCAGGCGCAGTTTGATCGGAGGGTGGCGACATGGGCTGGCTGAGCGCGATTTTCGGTGCTGTCTTTGGCGGCGGGCGCAACGTGATCGCCGAGACGGCGGAGGTGTTTCGCCCCAATGCCGAAGCCGCAGATCGGCGCGGGGCCGAGGCGCAGGCAGCGGCGCTGCAACAGATGGCCGCAGAGTTTGGCGGCGTGCAGGGGCCGTGGGGGCGGTTCGTCGATGGGCTGAACCGCCTGCCGCGTCCGGCGATGGCCTTTGGCTGCATCTTCCTCTTTGCCTCGGCGATGCACGACCCATTGTGGTTTGCCGAGCGGATGCAGGGGCTGGCGCTGGTGCCCGAGCCACTCTGGGCGCTGATGGGAGCAATCGTGGCCTTCTACTTCGGCGCGCGCGAGCTTCACAAGTTTCGCGGCGCTTCGATGAGCAAGGAGGCCGCGCGGATCATCGCGCAGGCCCCGGACGTGGCGCGCAATATCGAGACCCTGCGCGCCCTGCGCCCCGACAGCCCCGGCGCCGCCGATCCCGGCCCCGATGCCGGGGTGGCACTCGACGCGCTGACCCCGACGGACAATCCCGCGCTCGAGGACTGGAGGGGAGCAGGCAAATGAGACATATCGCCCTGTCATGGCTGGTCGCGGCCTTGCTGGCCCTGGCGGCCGCGCCCGCGACGGCGCAGGCTTGCCTGCCTCGCGATGACCTGATCGAGGCTCTGGAGGGCACATACGCCGAGCATCTGCGGATGCAGGCGCTGACCACGGGCGGGCGGCTGGTCGAGATGTATCTGGCCCCGTCGGGCAGCTGGACCATCGTGTTGGTGCGGCCTGACGGCATGGCTTGCCCGGTAATGTCTGGGCAGGGCGTCGAGATGGTGCCGCTGGTCGAGGGTGATCCGGCATGATCGACCGGCGCAAGATTTTTGCCTTGGCTTGTTGGGCGACGCTGCTCTTCGCACTCATGATTTACGGCGTGCTGTTGATAGCGACCGTTCTATCTCTTGGTGCAGGCGACCTTGGCGATCGTTGTTGCGTCAAGATCAGCGAACATGACGGCGCTCTGATCGACAAACGCCATCGCAGAGGCGAGAGGTGTTCCGTCGTGGCCGAGGGCGATGCAGCGCATCATACCACTTCCTTCGGCGATATACTCACAGTTGGCGGCTCCGAACATGTCGGTGCATCTCAGGAATCTGACGTCACTATCAGCCTCGATGACAATCTGATCGGCAAGGGCAGGAGCCGTGCTAATCAGCATGGCGACAGCGAGGCGATATATCATGGCAAGTCTCCTGAAGGTTCGTAAGGACGTTAACCGCGTGCACGGCAACCGTCAAACGGGGGGCGGGTTTGGGTCCTTCCTGGCGGGGGTGCCACGCGGGTAACATGACACCCCGTTATTTTACTTGTGCGTGGGCGCGCGAGTTGCGGCCTACAACTATATAAACGTGCGCAGGTGCAGATGTCTAACAAGGTCGGCCGAGGCAAGCTGCTGAACCGCACCCAAGCGGCGGATGTCTTTGGCGTGGCCATGACGACGATCGACGATTGGGTGCGCCGTGGCTGCCCTGTGGTCACGCGCGGCGGGCGGGGGCGCTCGTGGCAGTTCAACTCGGCGGATGTGCTGGCGTGGCGGCTCGCGGATGAGGCGGCCGTGCTGCTCGACACCAGCAACGTTAGCGGCGACGAGCTGCGGCGCCGCAAGTTGCAGGCCGAGACAGAGATGGCCGAGTTTGACCTGGCGAAGGTCAAGGGCGAGGTGGCCCCGGTCGAGCAGTTCGAGCGCGCGCTCGCCAAGGCGTTCGGCGAGGTGCGCGCAGGGCTGCGCAACGTGCTGCCGGGCCGCGCCGCGCGACGACTGATCGGCGAGGGCGACGAGACGCGCATCAAGGAGGTGCTGCTCGAGGAGATAGATCAGCAGCTCGAGGTGCTGGCGGATGACGATCTGATCACCGAGGCCGACCTCGACATCCCAGACGATGACGACGAGACCGGGTGATGGTCGTGAACGCCCGGATATTCCAGAACGCAGCCGGACTGGTGCGCGCGGTGCGCGCCGCCCGCGCGTTCCTGCGCCCGCCCCCGAAGCTGCGTCCCAGCGAGTGGGCCGAGCAGACGATCCGCATTCCGATCGGCAATGCCGTGCCCGGCCTGATCCGGTTCGACAACGCGCCGTATCAGCGCGAGGTTCTCGACATGACGGCCGACCCGCGCTGCGTCCGGATCACGCTCATGTGGGGGGCCCAGACCGGCAAGACGCAGACCGCGCTCTGCGCACAGGGCTACCGCATCGCCCACAACCCGGTGAGCCAGATCATGATGCAGCCCAGCCAGGGCGATTTGCACACCTGGCTGGAGACGAAATTCAACCCCCTAGTGGAGAGTAATGAGCGGCTGCAGGATCTGATCGCCAAGCCGCGCGGGCGCAACGGCGTGAACAACCAGCGCATGAAAAGCTACCCGGGCGGGTTTCTGATGTTCAGCTGGTCCGGCAGCCCGAAGACCATGCGCGGGCGATCTGCGCCGTTCATCGTCTGCGACGAGACCGACGGCTATGACCGCACCCACGAGGGGCACCCGGTGGGCCTGCTGTGGCAGCGCGCCGCGACATTCGGGGATCAGCGCCTGTTGCTCGAGATCAGCACGCCCTCGATCAAGGGCGCGAGCTGGATCGAGGCCGCTTTTCTTGAAGGGGATCAGCGTTACTTTCACGTCGCCTGTCCCCATTGCGACGAGCGCCAGCCGCTGAAATGGGCGCAGGTGACATGGGAGACAGCCGACGACGGCGAGCATCGGCCCGAGACGGCGGGCTATACATGCCGCGCCTGTGGCGTCGTCTGGACCGATGGCGAGCGGGTGGCGGCAATCAGGGGGGGCGCGTGGGTCGCGACCAAGCCGTTCCGGGGCCATGCCAGCTATCACCTGTCCGAACTTTACAGCACGTTCCGTCGGCTGCAGGACATCGTGCAATCGTTCCTGGACAAGAAGGCGGCAGGCGATCTGCAGACCTTTGTGAACGTGTCGCTGGCCGAGACGTGGGAGGAGCAAGGTGACCAGGTCGATCCGTCGAGCCTGATGCAGCGCGTCGAGACCTTTGCCGCGCCGGTGCCGCGAGGCGGCGCGGTCCTGACCGCCGGGATCGACATGCAGATCGACCGACTCGAGGTGGAGGTGGTGGCCTGGGGGCTGGGCGAGGAAAGCTGGTCGGTCGAGTATCATGTGCTGTGGGGCGATCCGATGGGGCAGGATGTATGGCGCGATCTGGACGATCTTCTGGCGCAGACATTCGAGCACGAGACAGGCGCGCATATCCGTATCAGCGCCGCCTGCCTGGACACCGGCGGCACGGCGGGCATGACGCAGGCAGCCTATGAATACGTGCGCTCGCGGCGCGGGCGTCGGCTTTTCGCGATCAAGGGCGTGGGCGGCTGGGATCGCCCGATCGTCACCAGCCCCAGCCGCAAGCGGTCCGGGCGAAACGCGCGACCGGTGGATCTGTTCACGGTCGGTGTCGACGGCGCGAAGGTGGTGGTGCAGCGCCGCTTGCAGATCGAGATGCCCGGTCCTGGCTACTCGCACTTTCCGGCGTCGCGCGACCCTGAATGGTTTGCCGGCATGAGTTCCGAAACCCTGCGCACCAAGATGATAAAGGGGTTTCCAGTCCGCGAGTGGCACCAGACACGCCCGCGAAACGAGCCGTTCGACTGCCGTGTTTATGCCCTCGCGGCGCTCAAGATACTCAACCCGAACATCAAGCGCGCGCTTGATCGTCTCGAGGCCGATGCCGACACCGACCCGCCTGGGCCTGATCCGGAGCCGCAGGCGAGGCAGCCGGATTCGGGAAAACCGCCAATGGACCTGCCTGCCCCCGCGAAACACGATGCCGACAAGCAGAAGCCGCGGCGTCGTAAGAGGCGAGGCCGTGGCGGCGGGTGGGTAAACGACTGGTGAAAAATTGCTCAATATCCCTTCTCAGATCACGGCAGGCGTGACCCTGGATCACCGGATCATGCTCGCCGCCTATCCGGCGCAGGACGGCTGGGCGCTGACCCTGCACCTGCGCGGGCCCCAGTCAATCGACATCGCGTCGAGCCCGGATGGCGATGGTCATGTGCTGAGCGCCAGCGCCGCGACCACCGGCGCGTGGGCGCCCGGGCAATACTGGGCCGCGCTGCGCGCCCGCGACGGCGAGACGGTGGCCGAGGTCGAGGCCGGTCAGCTGACGGTTGCCGCCGATCTCGCGCAGGTTAATGGGCTATATGATGGTCGCACCCATGCCGAGCGTGTGCTCACGGCCATCGAGGCGGTGATCGAGGGGCGCGCCACGAAAGACCAGGAGCGCTACCGGATCAACAACCGCGAACTGCAGCGCACGCCGCTGTCGGACCTCATGGCCCTGCGGGACCGCTATCGCGCCGAGTTGCGCGCGCAGAACGCGGCACTGCGCGGCCAGTCGCTCATCGGTCGCACGGTTTCGGTGAGGCTCTGAGATGTTGGGACTGTTCCGCCGAGGCGCACAGGAGGCCCGCGTCGAGCCGCAGTTCAGCACTGGCGTGGATACCCCGACCGATCCGGTCGAGGTGCGCGATACCCCGATTCCTTCGGTGCGCCGCAAGCAGCGGGGTCCGAACCTTGCGCGCGCCACTCTGCGCCATTTCGAGGCGGGCAAGCAGGACCGGCTCACGGGATCGTGGGGGGTAACGCCGCTGACGGCCGACGAGATCGTGCGCCGCAACCAGCGTGTTCTGGTCGCGCGCTCGCGTGAACAGGCGGCGAACAACGACTATTGCAGGCATTTCCTGTCGCTCACCCGGCGCAATATCGTCGGGCCGAGGGGCGTGCAGTTGCAGGCGCAGGCGCGCGCGGCTGATGGATCGCTCGACACCGATGCGAATGACGCGATCGAGCATGCCTGGCGTGAGTGGGCCAGGGCCGAGAATTGCGACGTGACTGCGCGCCAGTCGCTGCGCAGCCTGCAGAACAGCGCGGTGACCTCGGCGGCGCGAGACGGCGAATACATGTTCCGGATCGTGACGGGCGGCGATGCCGGGCCGTGGGGGATCGCGTTGCAGATACTTGACCCGCAGCGATGCGACCCGGATTACCACGAGGACCGGATGACCGGCGGGCGGTTCATCCGCCACAGCATCGAGTTCAACCGGTTCGGTCGACCCTTGGCCTATCACTTCACCACGACCCGTCCCGAAGATGACGTCGACGCCTATACCGTGGGTGGGCGCAGCTTCGTGCGCGTCCCGGCGGATCAGATCATTCACGGGTTCGTGCCAGACATGGTGGGCCAGAAGCGCGGCCTGCCCTGGACGGCCACGGCGCTGTGGCGGCTGCAGATGCTTGGCGGGTTTGAAAAGGCGGCGCTGGTGAACGCCCGCGTCTCGGCGTCCAAGGGGGGCTTCTTCGAGTGGCAGGAGGGCTATGGCCCCGAGGTTGACGAGGACGAGGAAATCTTCATGGAGGCCGAGCCGGGTCAGTTCCAGGAACTACCCGCCGGGGTAAAGTTCAAGGAATGGAATCCGCAATATCCCAGCGGGGAGTTCGGGCCGTTCCACAAGGCGATGCTGCGCGGTATCGCGTCGGGCCTCGATGTCACCTATGTCAATCTTGCCAACGATCTCGAGGGGGTCAACTTTTCCAGCATCCGCCAGGGCACGCTTGACGAGCGCGAGCACTGGAAGGAGATGCAGGAGTGGCTGGTCGAGTCCATGATGCACCGGGTTTTCGCGGCGTGGCTGCCGCGCGCGCTGCTGGCCGGACGCATCCGCGCAAACGGTGCGCCGCTGCCCGCCAACCGGCTGGACACGTATCGCGAGGTCGAGTGGCAGCCGCGGCGCTGGGACTGGATTGACCCGAACGCTGATGTAAAGGCGGCGGTGACCAGCAAGAACAACCTGCTCGCATCTCCCGGGCAGCTGATCCGCGATCGTGGTCGCGACCCGGACTCGGTCTGGAAGGAGATCGGGCGCGACATCGCGGCCATGCAGGCCGCAAAAATCCCCGACGAATACATCCAGATCGCGATGGGCATGCAACTCGCGTCGCAAGGCGATCAGCAGGACATCCAGTTCACGGATGAGGACGAGGGACCGGAGGATGGGTAGGGCGGAGCATAGGGAAAACCGCCAATGGATTGCCCGGGCTGCGCTGAGCATCATCGCCCTGTCACGACGATCATTGCACCTGGAGCGCTCATGCACCTCGATCAAGACATCATTGGCTCGTATCTCACGCGGGACCTGACCCCGGACCAGATCAATGCCACGGGTGGCGGGCGCTCTGGCCTGTTCCGCATGTCGAGCGTGCGCGAGATCGACGTCGAGGCCCGCACGGTCGAACTTGCGTTTTCGAGCGAGGCACCGGTCAGCCGCTGGTTCGGCGAGGAGGTGCTCGTTCATGACGCTGGCGCGATGCGCACCGAGCGGCTCGAAGGCGGGCTGCCTGTGCTAGTCAACCATGACTGGGACGACCAGGTTGGCATCACCGTCTCTTTCGAGGTCGGCAGTGACCGCGTGGGGCGCGCGGTTGCGAGGTTCGGGCGGAGCGCGCGGGCCGACGAGATATTCCAGGACATCGTGGACGGGATCCGGCGCAGCGTGTCGTTCGGCTACATCGTGCACAAGGTGGAGATCGAGAACAGGGACGGCATGCCGGACCTGGTGCGTGTCACCGACTACGAGCCGTTTGAAATCTCGATCGTCGCGGTGCCAGCAGACACGTCGGTGGGTGTGGGGCGCGACGCGCAGACCGACAGCCCCGGGGCAGCAACCGGCGCGTCCGCGCCACAACAACAGACACGGAGTCTTGAAATGAAGACCATCATTACCCGCGACGCGGACGGCAATCTCGTTCGTGCCAAGGTCGACGAAAACGGCAACATCGTCGAAGTCGTCGAGATGCTCGAGCGCGCAGGCGAGGGCGAGCAGACGGCGGCGCGCCGCGCGGGCGAAGCCGCTGATGAGCGCGTCCGCGTGATCACCGAGATGGGAACTCAGTACAACGCGCGGGATCTGGCTCAGCAGGCGCTGCTCGACCGCATCTCCCCCGAGCAATTCCAGGGTCGGTTGCTCGATCACTTGAGCCGGGGCGGGGGCGGCCAGGCGCTCAACGACGCGGACAACGCCGACATCGGCATGACCGAGGGCGAGGCACGCCAGTTCTCGTTTGTCCGCGCCCTTCGCGCGCTGAGCAACCCGACCGACCGCCGCGCCCAGGAGGCGGCTGCGTTCGAGTTCGAGGCCTCGGCGGCGGCGGCACAGCGCATGGGCCGCGAGCCCGAGGGCCTGCTTGTCCCGGCCGACGTGCTGCGCCGGGCGATCAACACCGACACCTCGGGCACCGCCGCTGGCGATACCGGTGGTTTTTCGGTCGCGACCGACCTGATGGCGCAGAGCTTCATCGACATGCTGCGCAATCGCGCGATCCTTCTGCAGCTCGCCACGCCGATGGGCGGGCTTGTCGGCAACGTCGCCATCCCGAGGCAGGACTCCGGGTCCGCCGGTTACTGGATCGGCGAGGATGACGCCGTGCCCGAGGACGGCTTCGAGCTTGGCCAGATCGGGGCCAACCCGAAGACGGTCGCGGCGCGCACCAAGTTGACGCGGCGGCTTATCATGCAGTCGTCGCTCGATGTCGAGTTGCTGACCCGTCGTGATCTGGCCACCGCGCTGGCGCTGACGATCGACAAGGCAGGTCTCTACGGCACCGGGTCGAACAACCAGCCCACCGGCATCAAGAACGTCAACGGCGTCAACGCCATTGATTTCGGCACCGATGGCGCGGGCGCGGGCACGGGCCAGCTGCCCACCTATGCCGAGGTGATCGAGATGGAGAGCAAGATCGCCGCCGACAATGCCGACGTGAATTCGATGGCCTATGTCATGGGTGCCAAGATGCGCGGGCATTTCAAGAGCACCGAGAAATTCGCAGGCTCGAGCGGGCAGACCATCTGGGAGACGGGCAACCAGGTGAACGGCTACAACACCGGGGTCACCAATCAGGTGGCGGATGGCGATCTCTTCTTCGGGAATTTTGCCGATCTCATCGTGGCCATGTGGGGCGGGCTCGAGCTTCAGGTCGATCCCTACTCCGAGAGCAGCCAGGCGCGCACGGTGGTCCGTGCGATGCAGGACGTGGACTTCGTGGTGCGTCACGCCGAGAGCTTCTGCTACGGGGCCGACACCACCGCGTGACGCGATTGATCCGGGGCGCTGACCGGCACCCCGGGCGGCCATAAGCAAGAGGAAGTTTACTATGGCAAAGATGATCGAACTCAAAGTCACCTCGGCGTTCATGTGGGGGGGCAAGCTGCGCGTTCGGGATAGCGATATCACGCTGCCCGAGCGCGACGCGCGCCGCCTTCTGTCGCTCGGCAAGGCAGAGATTGCCACCGGGGGCCGCGATGACGTGGACGCCGACAGCGACCAGAAGCCCGCGCCGAAGCGCAAGCCCGCGCCGAAGCCCGCGAAAGCAGACGACGGTGACGAGGCAAAAAACCCCGCCGGTGGCGACGGCGCGGGCGACGGCGGGGACGCTTGATCTGGGGGTAAGCCATGTCGCTCGCGCCAGGCTGGGAGGATACATCCGTATTCTTCGACACGGATGAATTCGCGACCGAGGCGGAGATCGCGCGGCAGGGTGGTGGCACGCTGACCGTCAAAGCGATCTTCGACGCCCCCTATCTCGACGCGCAGCTCGGCGAATATGTGGCGGATACCGATCAGCCGCGCCTCTTGTGCCGCGAGACGGATGTGCCCGGTGTGCTGCGCGGTGACACCGCCACAATCGGGGGCACCACCTTTGACGTGATGAGCGCTCCGCAGCCCGACGGCACCGGCCTTGCCACGCTGGCGCTTGCACGGAGACCTGCATGATCGGCCTGCCCATCGACGCCAGCGAGCTGGATCGCATCGCGCGGGAGTTCGAGGCGAGCGAAAAGGATCTGCGCCTGGCCTATGCCCGCGCCCTTGCGCGCACGGCGCGCACGCTGCGCACGCAGGCCCGCAAGGCGCTGCGCGAGGGTCTTGATCTGCGCTCGGCCGCGATCCTGAAGGCGCGTTTGCGGCTGGCAAAGATGCGCCCGCGCGGCCAGAAGATCGGGGCTGCGCGCCTGTGGGTGGGGGCCAACGACCTGCCAGCAACCGCGCTCAAGGGAAAGACGCGTCAGACGGCGACCGGGGCCAGCGTCGGCGGTCGCGACATCGACGGCGCATTCGTGGGCACCAGCGACACGAGCGCGCGGCAGATGGTGTTCAAGCGGTCCGGGCGCACGCGCCTGCCGATCTTTCGGGTGACCGTCTCGGTGCAGGACGAGATTACCGAGATACTCGAGCGCAAGGTGTTCGGCGACATGGCCGAGGCCTTCATGAAAAATTTCCGGGCCGAGGTGCGCGCCCGGACGATATACCAGGTTGGGTGAAGTGGCAGACACGCAGACCAAGGAGTTCGGGCATCTCATGGGTGAATACGTCATGAGCGTGCAGGCCAACGGCGGCGCAGTCGCAGTGCAGGTCCAGCACGACACCGACGTGTGGATTACTTCGGATACAATCAACGAGGATGGCGTTTCGCGAATTACGTTTCTTCGAGCAAAGGTGCGAATCGTTCCGACCGGTGGCGCGTCTTACAGGCTGCACACATGAGCCTCCTGAAAATGGGCACGCGCGTCCGGCAGGGGCTGGTCGGCGACACGGTTCGACGCGGGCTTGTCGAGCGCGATTTCTTTTCCATCGCCGCAAATCTCGCAGATGCTCCGGGCGAAAATTACATCGTGTTGAACACTGACCCGGACGCCGATCCACGGCTGGCAGAGGTCCGGCTCGAGGATCAAAACTCGCGCGCAATGCGGCTTTTTTTATCGCAGGAATTCACGGAAGTCGATGAGCCGTATCCCCACATCATCATAGAGGTATGACATGACGACCGTAAAAATCCCAAAGCTTGTAGCCCTTGAGCGCGTCGAAGTCGAGTTGGGGAAGCTTGCCCAATCCCTCAGCCCGATTTCTGCCCTCACAGCAGCAGATCAGCCGGTGCCTATCGGCTGGTGGGATACCGGCGAGCGGCTGACGGCAAACAGCACGTCTGTTTTTGCCATCATCTCCAACTGGCGGGCCGAGGCGCTGTTTCAGAGCGGTGCGACGGGCGTCCTGACAATCCCCAGCCCGACGACATGCTTTGCCGATCTTGCTGGCACGGTGCCCTGCGCGCCCGGCGATACATGCGCGTTCTGGAGGGACACCAGCGGCAATGACCGGCACCCGGTGCAGGCCACGGCGGCGGCGCGGCCCATCTTTGGTAGGGTGCCGAAAGCGGGCAAGCGGAACCTCTCGCCACTGTCTGAACCAACTTTTGCACAACTGACTAACAAAACGGGCGTCACTGATGCAGCAAACGGATTGCCTGGATTTGACGGAACGATCCAGTTCCCCGGTGGCGCAGTCGGCAATCGTATTGCTTACCGCGATCACGGAGTTGAGCCGAATACCGAATACACACTATCGTGTTTCGTGCGGATGGATGATGGCGCGGCCCCTGTTCCGGGAACGGATTTCACCTTGGTTATCGGCAATAGCAGCAGCGGCGTATTCGAGCTTGCTCCCGTTGAAGTTAGCCCCGGATTATGGCGTGTCTCGCGCAATGCAACCAGCCTTTCGTCGGACCTTCAAAATACGGGGGTTTTTAAAACAGACTCGAACTCGGCGCGCGGGTTCAGGGTCAGCGGGTTTCAGCTTGAGGCGGGCGCAAGCCTTACCGCATATCAGCGTGCGCGCTCGCAATTTGACATCACCGAGACCGGGCAGCGCGATTGCTACTACCTGTATTTCGGCGGGCCAAGCGATCCCCGCTGGATGAGCACGCCGCAGATCGACCTGACGCACACGTCGCAAATGAGCTTGCTGGTGGGGGCAGAGAAGTTTGCGCTTTCATTCGCACCCATCGCTGTATTTGGACCCAGATCTGATCTTAATAACGGCGCATTCAGTCTCGGTGCCTCAGTCAACGGCAATGGCCTCGACGGTTTTGGCGCACGCGGCACGGTATTTCGTAACCTTCTTCTGAGCGTGCCTCGGAGAGCCCCTACAATCTATTCCAGCTTGGCTGATTTGGAGTCCGACATTCTGGATTTTCAGGCCAATAAAAACCCCCCTACGATTGACCAGTCTGGTGATTTCGGCGGTGGAACCTTTCGATCCGATCTCCTTTACATAGGCTCAAGGGCCGGGACCAGCGCGTTTCTCAACGGCCACATCTACGGACTGGCCCTTACAGACTACATCCTGCCATCACTCGATCTTGACCGGGCCGAGCGTGTGATTGCCGCCAACACCCCGGAGGTGCAGCTATGACCAACATCTTTGTTCCGACAGCCGTGAGTGCGGACATCGCCCCTGACGCAAATCATCTGGCGATGGTTCTTGGCTCTGGCCCGGATGACGCGCGGACATGGGAAACGCCGCTGCATCAGGACGCGGCGGGAAACCTCTACATCGTCCGGCACCTCTGGGTCTCGCCAGCGTGGGTAGAGGGCGTGAGTGGGGCATTGCAGCGCCCCTTGTGGGACGTGGATGGCGTGATCGACATGGATGCCGCGAGCCGCGCACAGGTCGCGCTTGTGCTGCACGTCATCGACCCCGAGCAACCGGACGCGCCGCTGCCCCTCGCGCAGCCGGGCAAGATCACGTCGATCATCGGACTTGCGGGGGCTGCCGCCGTCGAGGGGATGGGCCTGTCGCTTGCGCCGCAGGAGGATGAGGCGTGACCCATATCGAGGCACTTATCTGGATGGCCTTCGCCGCCGCGCAGCTTGGCGACGTGCTGAGCACACGGGCGTTTCTCACGCGAGGCGTGACCGAGGCGCACCCCGTATGGCGCTGGATGCAGGCGCGGCTTGGCCGCTGGTGGTGGGTGCCGCGTCTCGGGGCCGCGTGGGCCGTGGCCGGGGCGCTGCAATGGTGGTCAGGGACGATCCTGCCCGTGGCGATCATGGCCCTCGGCGTCGCGGGCGTGGTGGGATGGAATGTGTGGCAGATCAAGAGGGCCACGGGATGAATGCCGTGACGGAAATCTCTCTCGACGCACTCCACCAAGCGATCATTGATGCGGTCGCCGGGCAGTTCCCTGACTTGGCGACCGTCGAGGATTACCGGGAGGATCGCAAGTCCCTGCCGCTGCCCGCTGTGCTGATCGAGCTTGTCGACCTTGAGGCCGCGCCGGATGAAGATCCCGGCACCGGTCAGCTGGCGATGACGGCGCGGTTCGAGGCGCGGGTGATTATCGGGTTTCGCACGGCCTCGGCCGAGCGCGAGATTCGCAAGCTTGCGGCTGCGCTGGGCGCGTTTGCCCGCCTAAACCGATGGGGTATGCCCGTTGGCCCGGCAGAGGTGCTCACGATCGGTCCGGATGACTTCTCGCCAGAGCTTGATCAATATGTCGTGTGGCGCGTCGATTGGGCGCAGGTCGTGCATCTCGGCGCGTCGGTCTGGGTCAATGACGGCACCATCCCGAATGACGTGCTCTACAGCGTGGTGCCGGAGATCGGGCCGGGCAACGAGGATGCATACCGGAACGTGCTGGAGCCCGAATGAGCTGGATGCAGGCAGACCAGGAGCGCCGCCTGACAGGCATCGTGCGCTTGGGGCAGGTGGTCGAGGTCGACACCGTGACGGCGCGCGCTCGCGTCAGCTTGGGCGGCGAGGCGGAATCGGCCTGGCTGCCCTGGGCGGCGGCGCGCGCTGGGGTGGTGTCCGAATGGTCGCCGCTCGCGGTTGGGGAGCAGGTCGTAGTGGTTTCGCCGGGCGGCGAGTCCAACCAGGGCGTGATTGTCGGCTCGCTGTTCAGCGCGGCAAACGGCGCGCCGTCGTCGGATGGCGGTGCGTATCGCATCGAGATCGGCGGATCGTCGCTAACCATGACCGCCGAGTCCATTATCTTCGAGAGCAACGGCTCGTCGCTGGTGCTCGATGCGGCGGGCGTGCGCGTCACGGGCGCGCAAATCGAGCTCAACTGATGGCGGGTGTCGCGCGGACAGGGCAGGACAGCGCGGGCGGCACGATCACCGGCGTGCTGGTCGCTAGCGTGATCATCAACGGAAGCCCGGTTGCAGTCGTGGGTGATGCGGTCGCACCACACGGCAAGCCGCCGCACGCCGCAGCGGTAATGGCGCAGGGCAGCGGCACTGTGCGCGCGGGCGGGATCGCGGTCTGTCGTGCCGGGGATGCCGCAAGCTGCGGCCACGTTGCCAGCGGGTCGAGCGACGTTTCGGCCGGCTGATCGGGGAAAAACGCCAATGGATCGCGGCCTGCGCTGCGCCGCATGATCCGCGCCATGAACGGCATCGATGCGACCACCGGAAAGCGCCTGTCTGGGCTGGACCATCTGCGCCAGTCCGTCCGCGATATCCTGACAACGCCCATCGGCACGCGCGTCATGCGCCGCGCCTACGGGTCCCGCCTGTATCAGCTGGTCGATGCACCGATCAACGGTCCCACCCTGCTCGATCTTTTCACCGCCACCGCCGAGGCCCTCGCCACGTGGGAGCCGCGCATCGAGGTCGAGAATGTGAGCGCCGACCGAGCCGAGCCGGGCCGCGTAGTTCTCTCGCTGATCGGCACCTATCTGCCGGACGGACAACAAATCACGATCGACGGCATAGAGGTGAGCTGATGGCAGGATCCTTCACCGCGGTCGACCTGACCCAGCTGGCCGCGCCGGATATCGTCGACGAGCTGGATTTCGAACGCGTGCTGAGCGACATGGTCGCAGACCTGCGCGCGCGCGATCCGGCATTCACCGCCCTCGTCGAAAGCGATCCGGCGTTCAAGATACTGGAGGTGGCCGCGTGGCGCGAAACGCTGTTGCGCCAGCGTATCAACGAGGCCGCGCAAGCCGTGATGCTCGCCTATGCCTCGGGGGCCGATCTCGACCAGATCGGCGCGAACTACAGCGTGGCGCGCCTGACGCTCGATCCTGGCAATCCCGATGCCCTGCCGCCGATCCCGCCGACGCTGGAAAGCGATGCCGACTTCCGCCGTCGGATCCAGATTTCGCCCGAGGGCCTGACCACGGCGGGCAGCCGCGGGAGCTATGAATTCCACGCCCTGGGCGCTGATCCCAAAGTGCTCGATGCGCAGGCCGTCAGCCCGTTACCGGGCGAGGTCACGGTATACGTGATGTCTCGCGACGGCGACGGCACCGCGTCAGCCGACCTGGTCGAGGCGGTGCAGGCCATCCTGAGTGGCGACACGATTCGCCCCATGACCGACCGGGTCATGGTGCAGTCCGCAGCCATTACGCCATACGCCATCGAGGCCGAGCTGATCCTGTTCCCCGGACCCGACGCTGAGGTGGTGCGCCTGTCCGCAGAAAAGGAGGCCACGACTTACGCTGCGCGTCAGCATCGGCTGGGGTATGATGTCACACTATCGGGCATATATGCCGCGCTTCACCGGCCCGGCGTGCAGAATGTCATTCTCAACTCTCCCGCCGCCAGCCTCGTGATGGGAGACGGAGAGGCGGCGTTCTCGACCGGTGTGATCGTCACGGTGGGCGGCACCGATGTATGATCTGACCGACACGCTCGGCGACTGGATTGCCGCTTTCGACGCGCATGAAGATGATTGCCCGTTCCTCGCCTGGGCGCAAGATCATCTTGATGCGCCGGTTACCGTGATCAGGGCGACCCCGGCCGAGATCGCCCTGATTGCGCCCATGCGCGCGTTGGCAGACATGCGCCACCTGTGTGACCACGAGACGGCCAAGTGGTTTGCGGCGCTGGTCGCGCAACACACGCACAGCCGCGCGGTCGCGCGCTGGGCAGAGGAGCGCGCGCGTGGCTGAGATTGATATCGGTCTGACCGCTGCTGTGCGGGACTTGGGGGACTGGTCGCTAAAGCCGCAAGTTCATCCGGCAATTCCGGGTCTCTTCGGCACTGAAAACGCAGTCAATGACGTCGCCCCAGGTGGTGTCAGCGCGCCGATCGAGGCCTTGCTTTCTAGCAGTTTCGATGACGATCCCGAGAGGTTTCGATTTGTCGGCGTGTCGCTTTTTGTAGTGACCAGAGGCGAGACTTCCCAAGTGGTGTTCGAGCGGTTCCAGCTTTCCGTGGCGGGCATAGACGGCACCGATTTCATCGGTGGCCGTTGGAGTGATGCGGCCATTTTTAGCGGCGATACGAAAGTCAAAGTTCACGAGTTCGGGGGGCGGCACGACACGATGGGCCTGCCCGGCGATTTGACCGTCGGCGCGTTACTAAATGGTCTGAGGCTGGTTATTCAAGCTGCCAACGTGTCGAGCAAATCAGCGCGCACAGCATACCTTCTCGACGTTAAGGCAATCCTGCACTTGGAGCGGACAGAGCAGGTCAATGACTCTTTGCCGGAGCCTTCTCTCCTGCCGCAGAACGCCACCGCGCAGGAACGCGCCATCGAACGCACGATCACACGCGACGTGCCGATCGCGGTGCGCAGCGTCTGGAATCCGGATACGTGCCCCGCGCATGTCCTGCCGTGGCTCGCCTGGGCACTCTCGGTCGATCAGTGGCAGCCGGACTGGCCAGAAGACCAGAAGCGGGATGTCATCCGCACCGCCATCGCGGTGCAGCGCAAGAAGGGCACGGCCGGGGCCGTGCGCGAAGCGCTGGGCGCGTTGGCCATCGACGCGCGCGTGGTCGAATGGCACCGGCAGCAAGTGCCGGGCGCACCCTATACCTATCGTCTTTTCGTCGAGGCTGCGCCTGACGCGCCGGTCGCGTCGCTCGGGGAACTGAAACGCGCGCTGGCGACGGTCGATCGGGTAAAATCCCTGCGCTCGCATCTTGAGGACGTGCAGGTTTCAACATGCGCGACGGGCGGACCGCTGGTCGCCGCCGCCAGTGGCGTTGGCCACGAGATCGTCGTGCTCTACGACGGACAGATCATCTAGGGAGATCGAGGCATGGCATTTGCGACCATCCACACGACGGCGGGGCTGCAGGCGATGTATGACGCGGATGCGGCATCAACCACCGTCAACCTCACGCATATGGCCGTGGGCGACGGTGGCGGCGCGGCCGTCGTGCCGGACGAGGCGCAGACGGCGCTGGTCCGCGAGGTCTTCCGCGCCGAGATCAACCGGGTCTACAAGCCGGATGCGCAAGGCCAGCCCACGCGGTTCGCCGTCGAGCTGGTGGTGCCCGCCACGGAGGGCGGATTCGTCATGCGAGAGGTTGGCGTCATCGATGCCGATGGCGTGCTCTTTGCTGTCGGCAACCTGCCCGAGACCTACAAGCCCGAGGCGGCGGAGGGGTCTTTTTCCGACACTGTCGTGCGCGTCGAGTTTCAGGCAACGAACGCCGACACGGTGATGCTGCAATTTGATCCCAATGTTACCCTCGCCACCCAGAACTGGGTGGTCACCAACCTGACGGCGGCAACCATCATCCCAGGCGGCACCACGCAGCAGGTGCTGACGAAAATCAGCAATGCTGACGGCGATTATGTCTGGGCAGACCCGACCGATGCCAACATCGTCGTCAACACGATCGAGGAAGAGCAGGTTCTTGCCGACGCTCAGACCGTCGTGGACTTGGCGACGGTCACCACGACAGGCCTCGCGGTCTATGTGGCCGGGGCGCGCCTTGCGCAGGGCTCGGGCGCAAACGACTGGCAACCGCACCCGACCGATCCGACCAAGCTCACGCTCGGGCAGGCCTATGCCGCGGGCACCGAAATCATACTGGTTCAAAATGAGCCCGCGTCGAGCTTTCCGGCGGCGCTACTGCGAGACGCGAATTTCGCGGACGTGCCTGACAAGCCTCTCGCGCGACAGAACCTCGGCGTGCCGAGCGTCGCGGATCTGCAGAACGCCGTGCCGTCGGGGGCGGTAATGTATTTTGCGCGTGCCACCGCGCCCACGGGATGGCTGATCGCGGACGGTCGGGCGGTCAGCCGCGTGACCCATGCCACGCTCTTCAACGCCGTGGGCACACTCTTCGGTGCTGGCAATGGTGTGGACACTTTCAACCTGCCGGATCTGCGCGGCGAGTTTCTGAGAGGTATCGACCAGGGGCGGGGGATCGATGAGGGCCGCGCGCTGGGCAGCGCCCAGGCAGACGGAATCCGAAAACACGGGCACCCATATCAGCAAAAACCAGGGTCTGAAAGCACGACGCGGAGCAGCGAAGACGGCGGCGGGATCGTTAATGGATCTGCGGTGCCAGGAGTCACGCGTCCGGCCTTTGACGGCTCCCCAAGTGGTCTCGGCACAGAATTGATCGGCGGATACGGCGGCGCTGAAACGCGCCCGCGCAACGTCGCTCTGCTGGCCTGTATCAAGATTTGACACTGCCCGCCGAATTTGCGCGCAGGCGGGGAAAACCGCCAATGGATCGCGCGCCGGGGGCCGCGCATCATCGCCCCTGAAATCGCGCAGACCGAAGAACACGGGGGCAGGATGGCCGACAAATTCCTTCATGGCGTCGAGGTAATCGAAATCGACACCGGGCCGAGGCCCATTCGCACCGTCCGCACGGGCGTCATCGGCATCGTGGGCACGGCCCCGGATGCCGCAGGGGCAACAGCGGCCACGCTCACGACGGGCCGCTCGGCCATCAATACCGAGATCGTGTTCACCGCTGCCAGCACCGGCACCGCAGGCAATACGATCACCATCAACCTGGTCGATCCCGGCGGCGAGACGCAGGCGCTCGCCGTCGCGGTCGCGGGACAGGCGATCACGGTCAGCCTCGCCACCGATGTGTCGGGGGCGATCACCAGCACGGCCGAGGACGTGATCGATGCCGTCAACGCGGATGCCCCGGCTGCCGCGTTGGTCACGGCGGCACATGGCGGGGCCAGCACCGGCCTCGGGGTTGTGACGCCGACCCGCGTGGCGCTTGCGCTTTCCGGTGGTGCTGCACAGCCGTTCCCGCTTAACAAGCCGGTGCTCATCGCGGGCAGCCGCACCAAGGCGGTGGGCCTTGACAGCACAGGCAATCGCCAGGGCACGCTGCCCGCCGCGCTCGACGGGATTTTCGACCAGATCGGCGCGGTGGTGATCGTGGTCCGGGTCGAGGCCGGGGCCGACGAGGCCGAAACACTCGCCAACGTGGTGGGCGGCGTGAATGCCGGGACCGGCGCGTTCGAGGGGGTGCATGCGCTGGCCGGTGCCGAGAGCGTGGTGGGTTTTGCGCCGCGCATTCTCTGCGCCCCCGGCTTCACCCATCAGCGTCCCGAGGGCGGGGCCAATCCCGTGGTGGCGGAGCTGCTCGGGATCGCCGAGCGGCTCCGCGCCGTCATCATCGCCGACGGGCCCAACACCACGGACGAGGCCGCGATCACCTATCGGGGTGACTGGGGCAGCGATCGCGTGTTCATCGTAGATCCATGGGTGGATGTGCTCGACCAGGCGGGTCAGGTGGTGACAGAGCCTGCCTCCGCGCGGGTCTGCGGCATGATCGCCCGCTCCGACAATGACCGCGGCTTCTGGTGGAGCCCGTCCAACCAGATCGTCAATGGCATCCTGAACACCGCCCGCCCCGTCGACTTCAAGCTCGGCGATGCCAACAGCCGCGCCAACCTGCTCAACGAGCAGGGGGTCGCAACGATCATCCGCCAGGATGGCTATCGCTTGTGGGGCAACCGCAGCGCGGCGGCGGATCCCAAATGGGCCTTCCTGTCGGTGCGCCGCACCGCCGATGTGATTGCCGAAAGCCTGCAGCAGGCGCATCTGTGGGCCGTGGACCGCAACATCACCAGGACCTATGTCGAGGATGTCACCGACGGGGTTAACGCGTTCCTGCGCAGCCTGACCGCACAGGGCGCAATTCTCGGCGGGCGGTGCTGGCCCGATCCGGACCTGAACACCCCCGCGAACATCACGCAGGGCAAGATTTTCTTCAACTTCGACTTCACGCCGCCCTATCCGGCCGAGCACATCACGTTCCGGTCGCAGCTCGTGAACGATTACATCACGGAGGTGTTTGCCTGATGCCCGCACGCGACGTTCTCAAGAACTTCAACCTTTTCGTCGATGGCTTCGGCTTTGCCGGGCAGGTCGGCGAATACAGCCCGCCCGATCTCACCCTCACCACCGAGGATTTTCGGGGCGGAGGCATGGATGCGGCGGTGCCGATCGAAATGGGCATGGAGCCCCTTGAAACCTCCTTCGTGCTGATCGCCTATGATGCCAACGTGCTCAACCGCTGGGGTGTTCGGCAGGGCCAAAGCGTGCCGCTCACAATCCGGGGCGCGCTGGAGAGTTTCGACGGCTCGGTCAAGCCGGTGATCCACCGCATGCGCGGGATGATCACCAGTTTGCAGCGCGGCACCTGGTCGCCGGGTCAGCAGCCGTCGCTCACCGTCACGGTGCGCCCGGTCTATTACCGCGAAGAGCATGATGGCACCGTGACCCACGAGATCGATCTCGAGAACATGGTGCGTATCGTCGACGGGGTGGATCGCCTCGCCGACACCCGCGCCGCGCTGGGTATCTGAGGAGCAGATCATGAAGGAAATCAAATTTGATCGGCCTGTCACCATCGGCGGCACCGAGGTGACGATGCTGCAAATGCGGGAGCCGACCGTCGAGGATCAGCTGACCGCCGAGGAGTCTGGCAAAACGCAAGCGCGCCGCGAGGTGGCACTGTTCGCGAACCTCTGCGAGGTGTCGCGCGATGATATCGGGCGGCTCCCCCTGAAGGAATATCGCCAGCTTCAGGAAGCCTACGAGGCTTTTACGTAATTCCGCCCCGCGAGCTGCGCGTCATGGTGTTGGGGCTCGCGCGGTTCACGGGGTGGAGCTGGTCCGATATCGCCGCGATGCCCTCGAGCCGGTTTGTCTGGTTCATTGAAGGTGTTCAGGAATGGCAAAGAACCAGCGGCTAGACGCCACCATCACCATCGGCAGCGCGCTGCAACGATCGGTCAAGCGAAACTTCAACGTCCTGCGCGCCGGTCTCGACGGGGTCGGTGACGAGATCAAGCGCGTGGCAGACCGCCAGCGCGAGCTTTCCAAACAGCGCAAGGTCCTCGAGAAGGAGGGCCGCTCGGTCGATGCCCTAGACAGGGAATACGAGGAACTCGGCCGCACGCTCGACACACTGCGCCGCAAGCAGCAGCGCCTCGAGCGCGCGCAGGCTGCGGCCAGCCGCGTCGGTCGCGAATTCAAACGCACCGTTGGCGATGTCGGCCGACTGGCGCGCAACGCCACCATCGTCGTCGGGGCCGCCAGCGCCGCCGTTTTTGGTCTGGCCAGCAGCACGGCCGCTGCAGGAGACGAGTTCGCCAAACAGTCGCGCGCGCTGGGCTTCAACGTTGAGGCCTACCAGGAGTTGCAATTCGCAGCCGAGCGGTCTGGCGTGTCCGTCGGCACGTTCAACAGCTCGATGACTGCCTTTTCCAAGCGCCTCGGCGAGGCCGCCCAAGGGTCCGGCTCGGCCAAGGATGCTCTCGATCGGCTCGGCCTGTCGGCAAAAGACCTGATCAAGGTCAGTCCGGACCAAGCGCTCGAAATCATCGCAGATCGCATGCAGGATATTGAGAGCCCGGCCGAGCGCGCGGCCATCGCGGCGGATTTGTTCAGCCGTGCTGGCGTGCGCATGACAGGCATGCTTGGTGAGGGCAGCGAAGGCATTCAGGCGTTGCGCCAGGAGGCGCGCGACCTCGGTCTCGTTCTCTCGGAGGATGCCGCGCGCGCCTCCGAGGAATATCAGGACAATTTGCTAAACGCCCAGATGGCGGCAACAGGCCTGAAAAACACCATCGGCAGCGCGCTGATACCGGTGGTCAGCCAGGCGATGAGCGATTTCACCTCCTTCATGAAGGACAACCGCGAGGGCGTGGAGGCATTCGCCGACACGGTCGCAACCGGCCTGGGCAACGCGCTTCCCGTCGTTACTGATTTGGCGCGCGGCGTGGCGAGTATCAGCGTCAAAGTTGGGGAGGGTATCTCGACGCTGGCGGATTTCGTCGGGGGCTGGGAAAACCTTGGCGTTGTCGTCGGTGCCTTGATGGCGAGCAAGGCGATCATATCGGTGGGGCGCTTTGCAGGCTCGATATTTGGACTTGGCCGTGCGATGTTTGCCCTGGTCCCGGCGCTGCCTCTTGTTGCTGGCGTGATAAGGGCAATCGGCGCGGCGATGGCGGCAAATCCGATCGGGGCGGCCATCGCGGTCATCGCTGCGGGTGCCGCCCTGATCATCGCCAACTGGGAGACCATCGAGCCGAAGATAAGGCCTATTCTTGACGCGCTTGGATCGGCGTTCAGCTGGGCATGGGACAACGCCATCAAGCCGGTCGTGGATGGCCTGACGGATGCCGGGGACGCGATCGTCGCGGGCTGGCAGACTGTGCGATCGGGGCTTGGGTCCGTGATGGACTGGCTCGGCGAGAAATTCGACTGGCTCTTGGGCAAGGTCGGGCCAGTGATCGACGGGCTGACCTTTCTGCGCGACAAGGGTGCCGCTGTCGTGGGCTCGGTCTCAAGCCTGTTCGGCGGCGGTGATGATAACCCGGCCCCGGACGATCCGACCGCCGCGCGCGCTGGGCGCGAGCGGTCATCCGGGTTCAACCCGATCACCGGGGAGGGCAGGCCGCAGAAGCGCGCGATCGGCGGGGCTTTTGCTGCGGGACGCGCCCTCCTGGTTGGCGAGCGGGGGCCGGAAGCCATGTTCCCGACGCAGGGCGGGTTCATCGCCAACAATCGCGCGTTGGAGCGGATGTCCACGATGGCCGATGCGATCCTGAGCCGTGGTGCAGCGATGGCCCAGCAGGGGGCGCAGAGCGCGGCCCAGGTCACGCAGAATATTACGGTGAATGCTCAGGGCCTGTCGGTGCAGGAGTTGGTTGACGAGCTTGAGCGCCGCCGCCGCGATGCGGAGCAAGCCGCGCTCTTCGACCCTGCGATCGGGTTCGGTCAATACGCGGGGGCAGGCTGATGGCGGATGTGATGCTGCAGCTCGGGCTGTTTCAGTTCGGTATCGACACGGCGGCATATCAGGAACTCTCGCGCTCGGCCGTCTACACATGGGCAGCCCAGAGCCGCGTTGGTGCCGCCGATGCACTTCAGTTCACCGGCATCGGGCGTGAAAGCATCGACCTGCGTGGGGTCATCTACCCCGAATACAAAGGCGGCACCGACCAGGTAACCAGGATGCGCCTTCAGGCCGTGCTTGGCGTGCCCTTGCCGCTCGTGTCCGGCCGGGGGCGCGTGTTCGGCCTGTGGGTGATCGAGGGTGTGCGCGAATCCCAAGCCGTGTTTAGAGGCGAGGGAGAGGCGCGTCGGCAGGAATTCGATCTGCGCCTGCGCCGGTATGATGGAGGGTTACGTGCTCTACTACCGTTCTAAAGAGGGCGATGTCCTCGATCGCGTCGTGTGGCAGCACTACGGTCGCCAGGACAATGGAATTGTCGAGGCAGTGCTCAACGCGAACCCCGGTCTTGCGGATCTCGGGCCGATCCTGCCGTCGGGGCAGCGCATCAAGTTGCCCGAGTTTCCAGAGCCGGAAAGCACCGGGAGCATCAGGCTGTGGCGCTGATCGATTGGGAGCCTGCGTATCGCATCACCGTGAATGGCGAGAACATCACGTCGCTGCTCGCCGCGCGGCTCTCGTCGCTCGTGCTGACCGATGTCGCGGGCGTCGAGTCCGACACCGTGTCGCTCACCCTCACCGATCACCTGCCGTTTCAGCGTCTGGAAATTCCCCCGACCGGGGCGGAGATAGAGGTGGCGCTGGGCTATCGATCGCGCCTGCGGGACATGGGGCTATTCATTGCCGACAGCATCGACGTTTCGGGGCCGCCTGACGAGATGCAGATTCGCGCGACCGCTTCGGTTCACGGCAAGACGAGCGGCGGCAAGACCGCCCTGACGGATCAGAAGACCCGCTCGTGGTCCGTCGGCACGACGCTTGGCGATCTGGTGGCGAAGATTTCCGGCGAGCACGGGCTCGACCCTGCTGTCTCGGCAAGCCTCGGCAGCAAAACGTTGCCTCACATCGACCAGATAGACGAAAGCGATATTGCCCTGTTGACCCGTCTCGCGCGCGAATATGACGCGATCATCAAGCCCGGCGGCGGACGAATCGTGGTCGCTACGCGCGGAGAGAGCCTGACCACCGGCGGCGATCCGATGCCAGTCATTGATCTGCGACAGAAGGACGTGACGAGGTGGCGCATGTCCCGGTCGCTGCGCGCACCGGCGGGACGCGTCGTAGCCATCCATCGCGATCAAACGGCGGCGTCCGATGTCGAGTCCCGCGCCGGAGATGGGGATCCTGTGCGGCGTCTGTCCCGTCGCTACCCCGACAAGGCGGCAGCGCAGGCCGCCGCCGACGCGGAGTTTCGCCGTTCCAAGAGAGCAGGGTCGCAGATATCGCTCAGCCTGCCCGGCAATCCAGACATTGTGGCAGAGGCGAAGCTGCGTCTTGCCGGGTTTCGTGAGGGTGTGAACGGGGAGTGGATCGTAACGCGCGCCGTGCACACGCTGGGACGCGGCGGCTACAGCTGCAGCCTCACCGCAGAAATGCCGGAATAGGTTATCTCTCCAGCCGCACGACGGTAGCATCGGCATCCCGGCCAAGCACGTGGTTGGCCCAGGCCTGCATCACCGGCCGTCGTCTGTCGAGCATGTCGGATCGGGCATAGCTGCGCTCCACGCGTCCGCCGATAGTGTGAGCCAGGATCGTCTCGGACACGTCCCACGGTGCGGCATCCGTGTCCTGCACCCACGTTCTGAAACTGGTGCGAAACCCGTGGGGTCTGCCATCCTCTCCTATCTCTCTCATGAACTTCGACAGACCGGAATCACTCACCGGCCTGCCGGTCGGTCCGGCGAAAAGAAAGTCGCTGCCCAATGCGCGCCGGGCCTCGATAATCTCCAGAGCCCCATCCGACAGCGGCACGCGGAAATCCCGCACTCGACCGACTTGACCCTTCATTCGCTCCGCCGGCACCGTCCAAACGTCGCCCTCGATTTCCTCGAACCGCGCGCCGCGGCATCCGGAGGCGCGAACAAGGGTCAGCATCATGAACCGAAGGCAGGCGGCGGTGGTGCCGCGCCCTTCGATCCGCGCGAAAAGGTCTGGTATGTCCTGCCATGGCGTGGCCGCTATGGGCTCCGGCGTGTGTATCACCGCGCCCAGCATGTGCTGCGCCGCGTCCACCGTGAACGGGTCGCAGTCGAAGCCCATCAGCTTGCCCTGGCGAAAGACGATGCGAAGACGCTGGATCGCCTTCGTGGCAGTCGGGTGCTTGGTCTTCCAGATGCGCTCCAGCGCCGCCTTGATATCTTGTTGCCGCACGGTGCTGATCGGCTTGTGCCCGATCTTCGCAAAGACGTGCCGCTCGAGCGGGGATAGCCAGCGGCCTGCCTTCCCCTCACTCTTCAGCGTGGCCTTGCGCGCCTCGAGAACGTCGCGGGCAAGTGTCGCGAGGGTCGGATCGTCGCGCTCGATCGCGGCGCGCGCCGCCGCGATCTCGGCGCGGCGCTCGGTGATCGGATCGCGCCCCTGTGTCAGCGCCAATGACCACCGGTCGCGCTGGGCGCGAGCCTCGGCGAGGCTGACATCCGGCCACGTGCCAAGGCCCATCTGCCGCCGCTTTCCGGCAAACGAATAGCGCCACACCCACTTGCCCGTGCCGTCGCCCTTGTGCAGCTCGAGGCCACGCCCGTCCCCCAGCCTGCCCGGGGCCGCTTTTCGGATTGCGACTGCGCTGAGTTGGCCCATTCACCGGTCCGCCACTTGGTCCGCCACCGTAACGCCGGATTGCGTCACGTCGGGCCGACCCTCGCCAGACGACATCGGATAGGCCTCGCCAGAAGGTAGGCGCGACAAGATAGCCCGGTCAACAGGATTGCACGTCATCGGACACGTGTTGCAGGCAGGCCGCCCGCACCAGCCGTCACGCCGCCTTGCGCGCGAGATAGACGGTCTGGGTAAAGGGCTGCCCGGTCAGCGGGTTGTCGAAGGTAACAGGCTCTGCCCAGGCGCTGGCAAAGGCGCTGCCGAGGCGGTCGAGAAACCGCGCATCCGTGCCCTCGTTCGACCACAGGCCGAAAATGCCACCGGGCCGCAGGAAGCGGGCCATCGCGCGCAAGCCCTCGGGGTGGTAAAAGCTGTCGGAGCGGCTGTCGAGCAGGTGATCGGGCGCGTGGTCGATATCGGCGAGGATCGCATCATAGCGCTGGCCCGGCCCCTCGGGGTCAAAGCCGTCGCCCGCCGCCATCGCGAAGAAATCGCCCAACGTGAAGCGGCAGCGCGGATCGGTTGCAAGCCGCGTGCCCATCGGCAACAGGCCGCGCTCGTGCCATTCGATGACCGGCGCGAGGAATTCCACCACGTCGAGCCGCGCCACCCGCCCGGTGTCGAGCACGGCCTGCGCGGTGTAGCCAAGGCCAAGCCCGCCCACGACCACCGCGAGCGCCTCGCCCTCGCAGGCAGCTATGCCCAATTCCCCAAGCGCCACCTCGGAGGCGGTGAAGGCGCTGGTCATCAGGTAATCCCGGCCGAGCATGATCTCTGTCACGTCCTGGCCAAGCCGCAGATCGTGCCGCCGCCGCAGGCTCAGCGCGCCGATGGGCGTGGGCGCGTAATCGAGTTCCTCGAACATCGGGCTCAT